TTCGTCGCCATTACCCATGAAAGTGTACATATTATGGGTACGTTTACCCTGTACACGAAGCTCACCTGCCGTAATAGACTTACATCTAATAAGGTCAGTTGGTTCAAAGTCAGTGGACTTCTTAATAATTGTTGGTGTCTGTGTCTCTTTTACCTCTGTAGACTGCACAGTTGCCTGAACAGGTTCAGTTGTTGTTTTACGTGTTCTTGTATTACGTCTTGTTGTAGTTGCCATGTCATTTCTCCTTTTTAACCATTATTGAAAGAGGTTAGTATAAACTAACCTCTTATTATTAGTCAGTGACGTATGATTACGCACCAATTACCCATGTACCAAATCTGACATTAGTAAGAATAGCAATACCAAATGTCATAAGAAGCTCATACTCCATAGAAGCATCACGGTTAGTGTTAGCGTCTGTTACTTCTCTAACAGTCTCAGCTCCCTCGTAGTACAGCTTAATGAACTTCTCAATGTTTGTAGGCATAATAAGAAGCTTCTTATTGTCTACAAGATAATTCTGAGCATCAGTTCTCTCAAAGCTCTGCGGAATCTCAACGAGCGGTGTACCCTCAAAGTAAGAAGAAACACCGTTATGATAAATATCTTCTTTCTCAGAAGCAGACATTGTTGTAACATTACCCATCTTAGGCAGACCTGAAAGTGCTGTCTTAGTACCCATAATCACTACGCTAGAGCCTGTGATTGCAGATACATCAGAAATAAGCTCAATCATAGCATCATGGTTCTCAGGAATAAGCTCCATTGTCTTAGTCCATCTCTCAGGAGAGGGAAGTTTAGCACCTGCTCCAAGCAGTGCGTTATGTACAAGAGTGTTGATTACCTTTGTGTAAGCTACGGAAATCTTGTTGATAAACTTAGCCCAATCCTCAGCCTGTGTCAGATAACGAAGAGATTCCGAGTAAATCTTAGCACCGTAAGAATCAACATCAACAGAAGCAGTATGTCCTGCACCAAGTCTCTGTCTGATAAGGTTATGATTACCCTTAGCAACCTTAGTGATAATAAGGTCAGTTGTATCAGGGATATAGAACTCATTACGCTCACCAATAGTACCGTTCTTAATCTCAAGATAAGCGTTGAAGAACGGATTAGCACCCCAACCACTTACAAGAGTATCCTGTACTGTGTCAGTAACGATCTCAAAGAAAGCTTCTCTCTTTGCTGTGTTATTGAGAGCACGTTTTACTTCATACTCTGTAGGTGCATCTGAAAGCTCAAGAACCTCATAAATCTTCTGACGAATCTTAGAGTTTGCAGACTTCTTATTCACACCTGCTTCAAAATTTCCGCATACAGTATCAACTGTAAGCTTTTCAAAACTCATATACTTATCTGCATCAAAGATAGCCTTAATTGCGCTAGGCTTCTGAGAAAATACGATTAGTCTCTTAGGCATTATTTAATTCTCCTTTCTATACTCAAGCGTTCTTCTTAACAAGAACTCTGTAACGTCCATTAGTAGCAACTTCGTAGATAAAACCAACGAAAGCGTTGGGTGCGTCAACAGCAAGCTCGTCAACTACAACAGGTCTAACACCCTTACCATCAACTACAACATACTTGCCAACAGCGGGCTTGCTATCTTTAGAAAAACCAATAGCATCAAGTGTGAATGTGTCATACTTTCCAAGATGGTAAGCTCTCATCATTTCACCTTTTCCGTTATAGAAGTTGAACTCTTCCTTAGTTGCAGGCATACCCTGAACGGATTTAGTATCAGTAACAGATGCAATAAGCCATACATCATCACCAACAGCAGGTGTCTTTGCCTTAAATACACCGCCAAGTCCTGTACCGTCTGAAACAAAATCTCCAAGTGCTACAAGCGCACCATTATCTGTATCCTCTGTAGCAAGCAGACTAAAAATATGCTCACCGCCCATTGTTCCAAGAAGATTAGATACTTCTACAACGGGGTGTTCTGCATACTTAATAAAATTACTAGCCATTTATTATTCCTCTCTTTCTAAATTGTTTTGTGTTGTTTACTCGTCAAAAAGACCACCATACGGCTTAGTCTCAGATTCAGTACCCTGTGCAAGCGGTACACCATGATACTTAGGCTCTGTATGAGCTTCATAAGTTCCGTTTGCAATTACTGTGTCAGCAAATGCCATCTTGCACTGAGACTTAAACTCGTCAAGCGAATACTTATCAACATTAGCGATAAGTGCCTTAAACGCATCAGTCTCTTTAAGAGCAGAGTAGTTTGCAGAATTATCAATTACAGCAAGCTTTTCAGCCTTTGCGTGTTCTGCTTCGTACTTCTTTACTTTCGCTTCATATTCAGCGTAGTTAGCTCTCATAGTTTTCACGGAGTCATACTCTTCCTTTGTAAGAAACTCAGGATATACTGCTTCTCTGTCACCTGTGAGAATAACTTCATCAGACTCATTTACTAAATAATTCTGTCTGTAATACTTATTGGTTTCACATTCACGGAAAATTACATAAGAGTCATACGCTGTTACGCTGTAATAGGTATCTTCGGGCTTGCCGTAATGCTCCTGAATTGCTGACCATACCTTACTGTCACGAGCGTTCAGAGTAAGTTCAAAATTCGCTGTACCATCAGCAGTGCTAACAACAACTGTAGATTTTGCATCTTCTGTGGTTGTTTCATCTTCTTTAGATGGCTCTGTTGCAACTGCATCAGGGTTAGTAGTATCTTCGCCCTCTGTAGCTGTAGTAGCGGAATCTGTAGTATCGTCATTAGACTGAGACTGTTCACCAAATGCTTCTTCAAACTTCGCTGTGAGCTGTTCGTCTGTCAGTCCATCAATTTCAAAACTAATTTCTTCTTTTGTCTTGCCATACTTAGCAAGCAGTTCATTAAATTTATCCAAGGCTTTTGAACCCCCTTTCTTCGTTTTACTAAACTGTGCAGAATTAACTTCATTGAGCATTTCGTTAGTCTGTTGCTGTATTGCGTCAGTAGTGAATATACTAGGAGCAGAAGAGTATAAATCCATTCTCGTTCCTATCATTCCTGTTTCTACTGCTTCTCCAAGTAGACATACACCTGCAAATTCAAAATCTGTTATTTCTACAACACGTTCTTTAGCATCATAAGTTAAGCTATTTATAATGAGTTCCGCAGAAACTTTAGAACCATTTTTAGCTTCTAAGATTTCAGCAGTTTCATTTCCGTAATTACGATAAATAATGCAATCTGCAACGGCGTAAGTTAAACCACTTCTAACGTCAAACTCTAACCGTGGATTACAAGATTCAGGGAACACACCTACAACGTGTTCTTTGTAATACTTATGTTCATTTCCGTCTTTATCAACGATTTTCTGAATGGCGTGATGACCAAAATCCTTAGTCATGCCATAATCAGTCATGCCAACTTCTACAATTTCACAGACAACTGCCTTGTTGATAATTGTAGGTAAACAGCGTTTCATGTTTTCTTCTGAAAACTTTGTCTGATTAGGATTAGTGCCTAAATGAGCAAATTTTATTTTTGAGTGCAGGAACAATTCTGAGTCACAATGTTCTAACTCAAAAAGCCCATTCACCATAACGTGAATAGGCTTTCCTGTTTCTTTACTCTCAAAAACTAAATTTTTATTCTGCTGTGCATAGAAGTTGTACAATTCATCTAAAGTCATAATAGATGGCATTGTTTTCTTCCTTTCTCAAACACATATCATGTTTGTAAAATCAAGCTGAGATATATCAACATCTGCTACCTTTTCAAAGTTCATCTCTGCTTTATTGAGAAAAACGTACTTGCCATCATAACACTGCACCTGTATGAGATATTTCCGCAGTGTAGAAGCAACATCAGCATCAGATGTGACTACAAAATGTTTATCTTTCATCATAATCACCTTTTATCCTTTATACTGTCGTGTTTTATCACCTGCTTCTGATAACTCACTTGCATCTTTCGTAGGTGCGCCACCTTGCGTGGGGTCAACATCAGAACCTAAACCTTTTATGCCTTGTGAGGACATAGTTGCACTACTCTGAACAGGTATCCATTTTTCTGCTAAATGTAATGCAGACTCTAATTGCTGAGAAGCAATTAAGTCAATAGGGTCATAACCAAGCAAAGCTCCCCATTCCATCTTTACAGGAACACCATACTGAGCCGCAGTCTGTATCTGAGTAACACGGTTTTTCCGTGTATAAATGCTTTCCCTAATAAACTTAACAAAACCATGTTCATGTATGGAATTTGTAAGATACGCATTAACCCAACATTCGATCTGTGGTAACAAACACAATCCCTGAGCAGAATCTACCATCATGCTAGTTTCAAATGCCATACTGCCTGAGATTTTGGAAGAATCAAGAATCTGAGAAGAACCTGCATTAGCAAACAAGTTGTGCATAGAAGTTGCAACCATATCTACATCTTCTGTAGCGTTATCCTTAAATTCTATTGTTTCAATATCAACAGGTGAAAGAATAGCACTAACTTCTGGTGGTAAAAGTGGCAATATTCTATTGTAATAATCCGCTACTGTTTCTGTATCAACCGTAAATTGGTCTGCGGATTGAGCACTCTGCCTTGTTTTCATAGCAAAAATGAGTAGCTTATAAATACTTAGTTCATTCTTAACTTTCTGAATTGACTGAGTATCTATAAGGTCTATAATCTGTTCAAACATTGCTAAAAACGGTGGAGTGCTTAACGTTGTATCATCAGAATTAACTTTGATACAAAATGTTCGCTCAGGGTCTAATTCCTGCCAACGCATACTTGTATCTGATGTATAAGCGTCATATTTGCGCTTAAACTCTTTATCCCAATATTCCAAAAAATCGCTATGACTTCTGAAATATGTGAAGTCAAAAGCAAAATTATATGTATTATTCTCAGTATCAATGGATGATATTTTGCAGTAATTCCCATCTAAAGGCATGATATAACTGCCTGTTTCATCTGCATAAATATAGCCATAAGCCGTATCTTCACGCCAAGCAATAATCAGAAACTTTAATAACTGATTGCGTAAATTTAACGCACGAATAGCAGAACAAGTGTTGTAAACATCTGTTAGCACAGAGTTTTCATCTAATTCTGAGGACATTAAGTTCTGAATCTTAGGAATTACCGTATACATAGATGGGTCTATCATCTGAGCGTAATACTGAATCAGCCGTCTATAAGGCTGTGAAAAACGATATAAAAACTGACTTAAACTGCGTAATTTATCTTCATTACTTTTAGGATTTTTCATAAACGTGCGTAGACGTTCTTTAGAAAATGTCTCAAAAGTACGGTTTTCTGTCTTTGTTAGATTAACCTGCTGTAAAGCCTTTTTTGTTTTTTCGTAAAGTAATTCAACCTGCTTCGTTTTATCTTTTTCAGCAACTTGTCGTGCTGTTAGTTTTGGTTTATTCGTTATTTCTTCCGTATCATAAAGTTTAGCTTTTCGCCTTGCCATTGTTGCACCCCCTTTCTTGAGTATTTAAGTATGTTTTATATCAATACAATTTTCTGATTATTAAAATCTTATATTTATCCTTTATTTAATAGAGAAAGAAAGGCAGAAAGGACAATAAATACCTTTATCAGTGAGGTAGCTAGTCTCACCTATCTTTCTCTGAGTGCGTCCGTATGAATTGCACATACCGTGAAAACTTTAATTGAACGCATAGAAAAAGTCTGACATACTGCACTATTGCAATACATCAGACTTTGATTGTTTTGATTTGTTTAGCTTAATAAAGAAGTTCTTCTACCTACTCTACTTAAACTTGCTAATCGAGCTGAAAATTTATCTTCTCTTTGAGGTGGTTTTTTCGTGATGTTTTCTCTACGTTTCTCAGATAAGTACCAACCTAACATAGCAAGTACATAAGCTCTATCGTCATGGAGAGTACCCTCTGATTTAGAAATATCAGCATCTTTTGAAGCAGGTAACTTAAATTTATCTTTACCTGACTCATTTTTAACACGGATGATATTTACAATCTCTTCCGTCATAGCGTTCATCTGAATCAAACCAACTTCTTCCTCTAATGAGAGAGTATGTTTTTCTGTTTCAGCAACGTCTATTTGCTCAAGTTCATCACGTAAACGAGCATTATATTCCTCTTCGTCTAAATCCAATTTGTCAAGTTTAGCTCTAATTTTGCTTTCAGCATTTTTTAATTTCTTTTCATCAACGTGCATGATGTTAATATATCCCTTATTGTCATAAGGCTCAGGGAACGTAATTAAATCCGCTTCAACCATCTTAATTAAAGCTTCAAACATATCAGACTTATAACGTGTAGGTTCAACAAGTTTAAGAATGTCTTTAACAGCATGAGGAAATCTGTCTAAGTATTCGCTAGAATACTGTGAATCAATAAGACCTCTATGCTTTTTACCTTTATCATCTTTCCAATCTTCAAAGAAGAAATCAGGCATACGGTTTCCACCGCCACCTGCTCCTGCATCTATAAGAAATTTTTCTATGTTTTCCCAGTCAAGACAATCAACACCGTTATAATCTATAAGTGCTTGTTTAATTTGTTTAATCTGTTGCTGAGTAGTCATTGGAATATGTTTCTTAGTGAATATATCACAGAAGTTAATAACGTTGACTATATCCAACATCCAACCTTTTTCTTTATCTTCATATAATTCACCAATTCCAAGAACAGAGTTATCCATACTACGAGCAGGGTCGTAAGCAAATACGAATTTGCGTTTACCTGTATCATTAAACAGAACAGGAACACGATTGTAAGAGTTACGAGCTATCATTGCTCTTTTGATTATTGCACCCATTCCACCATCACGAGTAAATCTGTTGAAATACTCACGATTAGCTTTTTCAGGGTTTACACGAAGTTCATTATCAACGGTATCTCTTGAAAGTAAGGGAGTAGGATAGACTTTACCGTGAAATGTTGCATTGATAACTGTATCACAAGTAATATCAGCCACGAAGTAACGTGGATCGCCTGCAATCATACGTAAAGAAAAATCCTTAAATTTCTTATAAAATTCTGTATCAACCGCAGATGCGGAAGAAGCATATAATAACTGATGCGGAAATTCTGTTGGAAGTGCATCAACCTGTACGTCACCACCCAACTTAAAGTTAGAGTTCTGTGCAGTAAACGCACCAAAGACTTGAAACTGTTCAGATGTAAGCCATCCACCCTCATCAAAAATAACACATTCTGCACGATATCCACGGTTAGAATCTGCTTTAGAGTTAAGGGTTTTTACAAAAGAACCGTTATACAAGTTATAAGTAAAACAAGCAGGATTGTGTATAAAGCCTGACGTATTACTTGCATTTGTCTGTAATTCATTAGCGAAGATAGAAGTTAATCCTGTCATTGACTCTATACGTTTTAGAGCTATATCTTCAATCTTCTTAAATGTTTCCTGTGACTGTGAAGCTGTACCTGAACAAATGAAAATTCTGTAATTGTTCAGAAGTAAACCTTTCATCATAGACATAAAGGCAAGCAAGGTCGTCTTACCTGCATTTCTTGACTCAAGCCACATAACAAAAGGTCTAGCCCATGAGTTCATAAAGATATATTCTTGATTATCAAGAAGCTCTACGCCCATGAACTCTTTCATAAACTTAGTAGGATTTCTCAATCCCCACTGTTTAATCTTTGCAAGCTCTTTGTATCCGTTAAGCTTTCGCTCTGACATATCACGTTCAGTAGGCTTAACATACACTGTATAATCTTTAGGCAGATACAAACCATTATCTGTCTTAATAAATTCACTCACATTTACATCACCCCTATTCCTTTCCTGTGTGCATTAATGGTGTCAATATCATCACTAATCATTTCAGGAATGGGGTGGTTATTAATAAAAGATTTGTAGATGATTATATATCTCATACTGTCCTCAACATCTGCGTGTAGAAGCGTAGAGTTAAGTTTCTGAGCTTCATCTATATATGCTTGCTGTTCTGTTGTTAAACAATCTCGTAAATCAACTGTATCAAATATGCCTTTTATTAATCTTATATCTTGAGCTTTATAACCAAACAGAATAAGGTTAATAATGTTAGCTTCTTTCTTAAAATCCCATTGGTCTGCAACTCTATGTTGATTACGTGCGATATATTCAGCTAAAGCTACGTCCATAGGCTTGTAGCCTTTTTTAGTTTTAGCTCTGAGTTTATCCCATACGTTTTTATCTCTGACGATATTTTCCATAAGGATGAAATATTTACGAACAAGTCGACTTCGGCTCTGTAATTCTTCATTAGCTCTAGGTAAAGCACCTGCAAACATTGAAATTTCTTTAGCAGTATCAAGAGTTAATAAATAATCCACTCTATTACTACCACCACGCTTACTTGATTTTACTGGCTTTTCTTTGCTTTGGTTCAAACCAAAGCAAACAGATGTTTCTCTGTTATAGACAATAAAATCTTCATTTTCTATGAAATGTTTAAGGTTCGCTTTTATCCAATTAGCAAATAAGTCTCGTCCTTTAAGTTGCTCATATAAGCTTCTTGCATCAACACAGAATTTCTCAACACGTCCATCCTGACATAAGACAGGAAGCAATTCCTGAAATTCTAAAACAAGAGCTATTTCATCTGCATTACAATTCAGATTTTTTAAGTCTTGTTCAGTTAGAAAAGTTACTAATTCTCTTGAATAATTCGTTTCCAATTCTTTACCTCTTTTCGTTGTTATTTACCTACTGCTTTTATTCATTAAGAAGAGAAAGAAGAGTAAGTAGGTAAAGGAGAACTCTTATCAACGAGTTTGCAACTCTCGTCTATCTTTCTCTTTAGTACGCTTACGTGAATTGCACACGCCTAGAAAACTTAAATTAGCGCAAATTAAAACAGCTACCTCTGTTTCAAGATAGCTGTTTTAAGTAGTATTCCTGTATTTACAGCAAATGCTGTTCTTTAAGTGTTGCTTTTAAGTCATAGTTTTCTTTAAGCAAGATTCTTGCAGTTTCTTCTGCGCTCTTAGCTTGTTTATTAAGTTTGGTAATCATTTCACGCTGTTCTATGATTACTTTTCGTTCATCATTTTCATCAAGACCAATTTCTTGAATTAAAGCTCTATTAGAAAGATGTGCAACCTGCTCCATACCTTGAGCGGTTTCAACGTCAAATAGATTAACCCTTGCTTCATCCAAATCAATTTCTTTAAGCTGTTTAACTTTACCTGTCCAAGTATTTTCGCCTTTACTTGCGTTCTTTGAATTTTTCAAAGAAATACAAGATTCTTCTGCTAATTTCTGAATACTTGTAGTAATGTTGGATTTAATCTGTTCAATAGCTTTAATAGTGTTTGCATTTGCCGCAAGTGTGGTTGGGTCAGACATAAGCAAAGACAACTGCTGATTCAGTTTAGCTGTATGAGAGAAACCTAATACGATTTCAATAATGGAAGATACTCTTAATCCATCTGAATTAGCTTCACCTGATGCGTCAAGATAAGAGATAAGTTGAGCATATAAGTATGGCTTATCATCATCCTGTTCATTCTCAAATGGGTCATAACCAAGAAGTCTTATAGTATCTTTTCTGTTCTGTTCCATTTCCTCTGCAATCTGATGTTGTCTATCTTCGTTAGGACTATTAGCAACAGCGGTATTTATAGCATTTGTGCTTGCAAAATCACTATCTTTGTAACGTAATAATCTATACTGTGGCATAGAAATGTTCTTAATATACGTTCCCCATGCGTCAATAATCATAGTGTTACCGTTAGCAATCATATTCTGTGATTCTTTAACGCTAGATTCAAACAACGTCTGTCTAAAGGGTCTATCCAAACGTTGAAGTGCATTAATAATGGATTCCCTCGTAGGCTTAGTTGCTTTACCTGTACTATCTATGGGATGTGCTATATCATAAGCACATTGCTTACAGATTGTTGATACTCCCGTTTTCATAACGGGGTCTGTAGTCATATAAAAGTCTGTTCGTTTAAGTAATCTACCGCAAGCAGGACAAGTAAATTTATTTGTTCCTACCTCAGATAGAGCTTCATTAACCGCTACGTCAACCGCCTGTGCGATTGCTATATCAGTAGGAGATTTCTTTACGGTAGACTTTTTGGTAAGTTTACGTGGCATACAATTCTCCTTTATTTATCAAGTGTGTGGCGTGGCTTCTAATTTGCTAACAACTAACAAACTAGAAGCTCAACCGCCCTTTCCTTAATGCGTTGGATGGGAATTGAACCCATCACTGCGCCCTTTCACACAACGCTGTTAAAAATGTTTTATGGAATATATCATCAAGCTAATACGTTGGTCTGAATTGCACAGACCAAGAAAACTTTAATTGAACGTAAAAATGGCTAGTGCGATTTTTTACACACTAGCCTATATTTAATATTGGATTGAAATGCTCTAATTAGGCGTTAATTGCATCCTTTACAGCCTTAGAGAACTTGAATGAAACTCTAAACTTCTCAGGAATCTCTACAGACTCAAGAGTAGCAGGATTGATACCTGTGTGTGCAGGAACAGTCTTAACATTGATCGTTCCAAGAGAGCCTACACGAATCTTCTCTGCATCTGAATCAGTCAGTGCGGATACAATACCTGCACATACAGCAGAAAGAGCTTCCTTAGCTCCAACCTTTGACATTCCATTTTCCTTAGCGATAATCTCTACAAGTTCCTCTGTGTTCATCTTTTCCATAATTGTCTTTCTCCTTAATCATTGAATTTTACGTCATAAATGCAGTCAAGACCGTCATCTGTAATAACACTTACTGTCTGTTCAGGACGGTTACGAAGTCGTTTAGATAAAGCATAATCATCTGTTCCTGCTAAAGTTCCTGACTGAATCAATTTTGTATCATAAACGGTTACTAATCCGTTTGTATGTCTGTGTCCTAACAGGACAATATCAGGTTTAGCATGAAGCAACATGGTATACTTCTGAACTGCATTAACATCATCTTTGTCACCATGAGCAGATACAACGGTAAGATTTCTAACCTTAAACCAAGCAATATCTTCCGTGTAATTCTCCTTAAAGTGGACATTTGTGTAGTTCTGTAATTTAGCCTTGAGATAGAACGGCAGTAGATAATCAAAATTTTCTCCGCTCACGGAATCTTTCTTCTCTGCAACAACACGAGAATGATTACCTGCGGTGATATAAACATCTATGTCTGTAAATTCTCTGCTTAATCCCTCAAGAAAATTACCAATAAGTGTGGCAATTACTTTAAACTGTTCAATAACGTTTTCATTATTTTCAATTCTCAGATTTTCATGGATTAGTCCTGAAATAATCTCTCCAATAACGATTGAACAGTCCTTAGCATTATGCCTATCTTTAATTTCAACAATTTTGTTGAAATAAGTATCTATTCTGCCTTTTAATACATCATTGTTGAATACGTTAAAAGGATTATCAGCGTGTACTCCTGTATGTATGTCAGTTAAGTGTATCAGCAGACTGCTATCTCCATCCTCATTAACATGAGTTGGTCTTTCAAAGTCATAATCATCTGTATCTGTTTCTGCGAACACTCGTCTAACGGTATCAATAAAGGATTCCTGACGTGCAAGTTTACGAATAGTTTTGTTAAGCTCGTTACGTTCGTCACGAGTCTTTACCTGCTGTTTCTTTAGCTCAATAAGCTTTTTCTGAATAAGAGCTTCATATTCATCACTAGAAGCAACGTGTTCTTCCTCAAGCTTGTCTACAATTTTGTCTAGCAAATAAAATGCTTTACGGCAGTTATCAGAAGAGTATAGCCGTTCTCCAAGTAGACATTCACCCATACTCTCATAATCAAGTTCTTTAGTACGGGTAGCTTCTACGATACGCTTCAAAAAATGAATATAGCTTTCGTCTTTAGTCTGAGTTAGTTCCATTGTTTCACCTTTCAACAACAAAGAAATTAACATCAGATTTGTTTTTGCTTGTTTGCAAAGAAAAATAATAATCTTGAAATATGATACACTTCTTTGTTGTTATACTTTCTTCATCATAATTTTAAGTTTCATCATTATTTTTCCTTTTACGCTTATAACGTTGTCCAAACGTTCTTTTAGGTTTGTCATCATGCTTATGGACATCATATTCTGACAGTGAAGTATCTGAATAATCAGCTTCACCAAAGCGGAGTCTGTCTAACTGACGCTGTTCCTCTTGTTTTTTCTTTTTCTGCATTTCACGATACCAACCGTCAAATATGTTCTGTTTCGCACGATACAAACTAATTAAAGTTCGCTTGAAATTTATACCCATAGCAAACGTTAAATCTAAACGTTCTGCTATTGTGTTTGTTTGTGAAGCTGTTAAATTCTGCATACGAGAATCAACAGTTGATGGTCTAACTACCACCTGTAACTGAATGGCAGGAAAAATCTTTATTGAAGTGACTTTCCCATCATTTTCAGTCTGTAGAATGTGGTCTGTTATAACATCTAAATACGTATCTAAAATCTTCTTTATATCTTTGGGATATAAGTCTAATCTTTTTGCAGTCTCTTCAATCAACGCACTTTGACGAATTATTTTATCAGGTCTAGGTTTGTGTATCATTACATAATCTTATCCACGATACCGTATTTCAACATGGTTTCTGCATCCATGTAATACTGCTTTCTACGGATGTTTTTATATACTTTCTCAGAGATTTTGGAATGAGAGAGCACATACTTACTTATTTTGTCAAAATAACGTTTATTAAAGGTAGCAATTTCCGTCACATCCTCAGCATTTCCGCTAGCACCATAACTACCTGTGTGAAGTAATCCTGCTGAGTAAGGAGAGCAGATACGTGTTACATTTTTATTCTTGAAACCTGCCATAAGTAGAAGAGTACCTGCTGAATAAGCTCTACCAAGTACCTCTACTGTTATAGGCACGTTTGAAGTTTCTATTTCGTGAGCAAGAGACATAGCAGTTGCAAGAATACCACCATCAGTGTTAATAACGATTCTAATAGGTTTGTTACTACCATCATGAATCATAGTTCTAAGTGGTATAAGTGCTGTCTCTACAAGCGAATCATCAATACAGCCCTCTACATTAAGTGTAGAGTTAATCATGATAATTCTATCTGTAAGGCATTTATAGTACATAGCTGTAGTCCAACCATTAACGCTCTTGGACTTATCTTCGCACCATTGCTTAAATGAAGTTATAGTTTCATTGGAAGCATTGGAGTCTTTAGCTGGTACAGCAGTAGGTGTTTTCTTGTTGTTGTTTCCCTTTTCCATGCTTGTTTTATCCTTTCTGTGTCCTTAGTGGGTTGAATCAATTAATCCCATGAATATTTCTCTTTTTCTTCTAATGTGGTTGCGTTATTATAGAGTTTTTGTAATTCCTGTAATTCTCTCAGGAAATATTGTGCACCCGTACTTGTGACTCTAGGCGTAATTTGCATAGTGCCATAAGGTACATTCAGAACTCTACGCACTACATAGAACAATTTTTTCTGTTCAGCCATTTCTGTAGGAACATTATAAGTGCCATTTTCTTTGCTATCTCCAAGATAACCATTATCTCTGAACCACTTAAAAAGTTTTCGCTGTCCAATTAATATTCCTTTTTCAGCGAGAAATGTTGCAAAATCCGCTACACTTATATGTCCAAAAACGTTGCTTGCATTAAACGTGCTTTGAAGTTCTGTTAATTGAGCTTTAAGAGCTTCGTTCTCAGCTTTTAACTTATGAAGTAGGTTAAAAGTTCTTAACATGACTTGTGTAGGGTCATTCCATGCCTTTTCAAGCGAAATAAGATACTGTCTTACTTTCTTGCCTTGTGGAGTACGTTGTAACATACAAATCTCTTTCGCCATGTCGATTGAGATTTCGTAATCAACCATTTCCTGCTCACCGCCAAGGGTAGGACATTTTTGAGACACCCTTTTGTAATCTGTATCATCAGTGAAACCGTACTCACACATCCTTGGAAACCACTTCCTAAATTCCGTTTTAATTCCTAACTTCTCGTGAAGTTCTCTTGCTGATACTGTCTGAGTATCGAAGTTAAAATCAATTGTAATTACATTGTCATTGTTCATTCTTCTTTATCTCCTTTTGCAAATTGTTTTGTGCTGTTTGCAAATTATGAGCGAAAAGAAACTCACTATTCTTGACGCTCATAATATGTGAGTTCGCACACGTTAGAGAAATAGTAGGTGAGCGTTTCATAGTTGCAATTCTAAGCATACTCAGAAACTATCCAAGACCGTTGTGCATTGTCTGTTTAGGGATTAGATTTTATTTGTTTGCGCTTGTTATGCTTTCCTTATCCCCTTTCATATACCGCAAAATGAAAAAGTCTGTAAACTCGCTCTCAGAGCGGATTGTCAGATTTTAACTTTTGAAATTATCTAAAAGTTGAATTTTAGAGTTGAGAATTTAGATGTTTCTCTTATCCCCTACCATAAATCACAAAATGAAAAAGTCTGTGACGCTAGTATTCATACGTATTTTCAGACTTATACTTTTGAAAATAGCATTTATAAACCTTGTCACTGACAAAAGCTAACGATCCTGTTATGTACTCTAAGCCTTGGTAATTACGAAATAATAAGTGCCTGTAAACCGCATGGTTGAGCGGTTTGTGAAAAATAATGTTGATTTTATGCGTTTTTATCTTACCTTAGTTTCTGAGGTGTCTATTTGGCGATTTAAGACACTTTAGATGCCTAGACACACAATTTAGCCTTGATGGGATAAAAGCGTCTATATGGTCAAATTAGAAGCTCTCAAGGGTATAAAGAAGCAGAAACAATCTGCGAGTAAAAAATGAGACATAGAAGTGGATGGCAGGTCGAAACACCGAACCTTTGTACACTTGCAGAAGTGTATCATGTGCTACATGACTAAGAGATATATACTATATATTACATAAAATAGTACCCTATAATATCTATAATGTCATATATAGTTAATATCCCCTTATCCGTCCTTACGGACAATAAGTGTTCTCGCAAGTCGAGAAACCCTTATAAACACTGGGATTGTGACCATTTTTTATAAATTTTCGGTGAAAAGTGACCCCTTAAAATGCTGAAAAATTGCTTGTTTTATGCTGTTTATGTGCTATAATAGTATCAGGTAAGTCTGTTCGGACTGCTTTGTTTTTAGACCAAACAGACAAAAACAACCAAAAGGAGAATGAAATGGATAAGGTGATACGTAAACCACAACGCTACTTGTTCAAGTTAGACGATAAGCTACTTGAGCACAACCAATGGAATTTAACTCTACCTCTGAGTCAGGCTATTGATGAAATTCCTGAGAGTATCATAGCTCTTGGAGATTCACAGCTCTTTCGTTTTGTTGATGAACTTACCAACAACCACACAACGGAAAGAACAACAAACTTAATTAAACAGATAAAGTCATTAAGTCATTATTTGATTAATTATCAGTCTGACGGTTCAGAAGAATCAGAGCAGATCAAAAATACAATGACACATAGATTAGCCATTGCTCGTAAAAACTTAATCAGAGTTAGTTTCATACCTGACCTTGTGCAAGTTCATTTTTCAGTTAAGGCTAACTACGACAAAGTGTATCGTTCAGGTTTTACTGTCAACGGTATCAAATTCAAAGAACTTTACGGTACAGCAGGTGGAATTAAAAAAGGTGTCATTCTGTATGTCAACGAAGAATTATATGCTGACCTTACGGAACGTATCAATGCAGGACGTAATCAGAAAGTAGAAATGATTCCTGCAAAACTACAGGCTTACATGGCTCTTACGTCATCTAATGATTTAGTTCTTAACCTCAAGCCTAGAATCTTAGTAGTACATGATGTTATCACTAACTATAAAGCTGAGGTATTAAGACTGCATGAAGAAGAGGGTAAATCTGAACCTGTTATTGAACATCTTACAGATGCAGATATGGAATTAAATGCTTGTGATGGCTGTTCCATCATGACCCCTGAGTTTGCACGTAAAGTAAATATGGCTTTGAATGGAGTTGATGAACCTATAAGCGGTATCTGTGTACGTGGTATGCCGTTTGTCAAAGGGATGCTGTTTCCGTTTGATTTCGTAGAATTTGCAGAGAAAGTAGCAGGTACTTATCAGATTAGAGACTATTACGGTGATTTACGTGATGTACGTGAATACGATGTGATTCTCACGGAGTCTATGTTTAAGTTAGCATCTACATATACTTCTACTGACGAATATATGAAGTACGTTGAGAAATATCATTATGATTTTTCTGTCAGTAAAGTAGCTCCTTTGGTTAATGATATACAGAGAACTACAAATTATCAGTTCTTGCAGTCTTATGAGCTGACTGATGAAGAAATTAAACAGCTTGTTTCTCCAACTACTGAAAACATTAAGGATATTCTGAGCTTCAATCCATATAAAGCTATACTTTTCTTGTTAGGTACTCAACTTAAAGAGGGAATGACATTAGATGATAAGAGATTAGATAATACACTTCTTAAAGCTTTAATGCTTAATCCTGAGAAGATGATAAACGACCCTTGTATCCGCTCTATGTTATATAGACAAATCAAGAAGCGTATCAATGATGCTAAGATAGGAGTGCTTGATGTACATGGTCATTTTAGTATCATTGGCGGTGATTTATATGGATTATGTCAGAATATGTTTGGTTTGGAAGTAACAGGACTTCTTAAAGCTGAGGAAGTCTATAATCACACATGGCACGAACAGGGAACAGAAGCGATTATGTGTTTCAGAGCACCTATGAGTGTTCACAACAATATTCGTAAGCTTAATATCAGTTATGATTCAGATGCAAACTATTGGTTTAGACACATTAAAACGTGTACTATTCTCAACAGTTGGGATACGACATACCAATCCTTAAATGGTATGGACAACGATAGGCTCAATTAAAATCTTTGTCGTTGTAAAACTGCGTGAACCTATAAATATAGGGTGTGGTTCTTACTCTAACAAAGGAACATCAGGAAATGGATGCTTGAAGAACTGCTAACAGGGAAAAGGTTGAACCTCAATCGCTGTGCTAAATTCTTTTTTTTAACCCAAACAACAAAAAACAATTATAAATGAAAGCGAGGTGATAAAATGTACAAAGAAAAAATATATAGATATAATAATCGTGATTATCTTATAAGTAATGATGGACACGTATTTATTGCTGACGGTAACAAAAGGTCGCCCTATCATACGGAAGTTAAGCAAAGATTAAATAAAGACGGCTATCTTGAAGTAACACTAGGAGAAACCAAACATAGAAATACCAAAAGAGTACATCAATTAGTGGCTGAATTATTTGTAAAAAAGCCAAATGATAATAAACAAACTTATGAAGTAGACCATATTGACAGAAATCGTATCAATAATCATTATTCTAATTTACAATGGTTGACTCATTCTGAAAATGTAAAACGTATACCTTTACAAGTTCAATCTAATGCTAGAAAAGCAGAACATAATGGTAGAGCTACATTCACTTGGGAACAGATAAGGCAAATACGAGTTTGGTATCAGCAAGGATATAGTATTGCAGAAATAACAAGATTAGTTTATGGGGCTGATATTCCATACAAATATAAGTGGTCTACTATCAATAATATTGTAAAAAATAAAACTTGGGTTGAAGAAGAAAAAGATAAATGTGAAACGACTATCGAAAAGGTATCATAAGCTAATTACTTATGAGAGTAACTGAGTAGAGTAGCTTATAGGTGAAATTCCTATTTGCAAAGTGCGCAGAGTATAGCAGAACGGTAACAGAACTGCTTACTAAGATATAGTCTAACCGTCATTTTATTAATGACGGTAGGGAGATATGATGTTTGAAACAGATAATGAAGTCTTAACCAAAGCGTATAGAAAACTTCCTGCTATTGAGTGTGTTCAGAAAAAAGGAGAGAAGTGTATCGTAGACTCTAAGGCAATTCATAAGGCAACTAGAATTGTATTAGGTAAGAACGATATAGGGTCTATAACAAATAGAATTACGGCTATTACTTCTTTAATGTCTAATTATGATAAAGATAGTGTAGAGTATAAGACTTTACTCTATCGCACTCAGGCAGGTCAAGCGTACCAACAGGATAGTATTGACGCAATTAAGGGCATCAAAACTACTCCAATGCCTAAAGAATGGTATGATAAATCTGCTTGCAAATTTAAGGAAGAGGACACTACGGAAGATATGGATAGAAAGGAATTTAACGCTTCAATTTGTGTTAATAAAAAACCGTATTTCTTTATGTACAACTACCCTCAACTTAAACGTGAATATCAGAAGTGTATCAAAAATGCAGAAGCAAAATCTATTATTCTTTGGAATAAAGACTTCAACATAATAAAGAATACACCTATTACTCAGCTTACAGTAGATGAATTGAAGTTGTTAGATGATGTAGAACGAATGATACCAATTTTTGATGCGCCGTGTACGATGAATAGAATTTGTAAATATGTTGAACGAGATATTTCTAAATTTTTTGAAGAGTATCCTGCATTTGATTATACGTGCTTATTGAGTGGTAATTCTATTTTTAGTCATAGAAAAGAGTTAGCAGTTCAGGCGAAAATCAAAAACATTATTAAGTGTTTTCAGAAACATATAGCACAACTTCATATCAAAGATACGGATTCTAACTTGAAAACGCTACACATGAGTTTGAAGTTACAGTTAATGAAATGTGGTGACTACAATTCTGTTTTAGATGCTTTTGTAAAATATGTGTATGAATCACATACGGGTATGTATCTGTTGTGGTCTTTGATGGGAGAAGAACTTATTCAACGCATGACTAAACAGCATAAAACAATTTCATATCCTATAGCTTCGGAGAATGAAACAGATGTGGTATATCAAGGTCATAGATTTAAGATTAATAGTGAGGTAATTGATAATGATAATAATGAATGAAAAGAAGTTTGTAGAACAGCAGTTAATTAATGGAGCACTTGACTTAAACAAGTGCTCTGAACAGCAGAAGTGGCAGTATTTAAGATTGTGGGTAAGATATAAGCTACAACTTGGTTTTTCTGATAAGGAAATTACAGAAGAAATAGGAACTGTACTGAATAAACGAGGTGTGATTTATAATCATATCAAGTTTAGAGATAAGGTTTACGAGTGGCATGAGAAAGGAAATAAATATCCTCTGTATGAAGTTGACAAGATTGATTTTACAGAGTCAGAACTTGGTTTTATAAAGCTCATTCATTCAGAACCAACCAAACGTCTTTTTTTTACAATGTTTGCTTATAGTAAATTTTTTGATGCAGTTAATATGGACAATAACCATTGGTGTAACATTGCAATGGCAGACTTAAAAAAGTGCGCTAATCTAAATACTACAAACCAAAATATGAGCAAAATGCTTAATAAGCTTTATACCGATCGACTCATTGAATGTAACAGTAGAGCTACCAATTTCCGCGTGATTGCAGAAGTTGAAGATTCTCCTGTAGCGTTGTCTATATATAGTCTCAATAATCTTGGACTACAGTATATGGCAACAACTAACCGAGGAAAACGTTTTGTTGTACAGTGCAGGAAATGTGGCGAATACTTTAAAAAGAAATCGCCGAACGAGATAGTATGTCCGAACTGTAAAACAAATATTTGATAGAATTTCACAAAATATATTGAATAAATTGTTTTGACTTGTTATAATAATGCTAATGATATGGATGTGTGAGAACACATCTTCGTAATTAACTATAAACAAGTCAAAACAATCTGAAAAGAAAGGAAAGAAATGATTTATGTTTTTTAAGAAAGAGAAAGGTGAGCAGAAGCAGGTACATGAGAAAACAGCTCAGGATAGACTGCTAGATGATATTAAAGAGGAATATGACAACGTTGTGCGTCTATTTAACTCTGCTCAGGCAGTAGCTAACTATATGGATATGTACGAGAAAGCAAAGGATGAAGAGAGTAGTGAGTACGGAAAGCTAGTAATTCAGTTCGCTATTCTGTGGAATACACTAAAGGGTAAAAAGATAAGTGTAATGAACGAAGCAAAGCGTTATCAGAACCTATACGGTTCATTTCCGTTATCAACTATTGAAACTACACTTCTCAACGTTATGACTAACGGTGGTTATGAGCGTACTCTTGAAGATAATAACATAGCTCCATTTTAAGAAAGGTTGGTGAAAAGAATGTTTGGATTCAAGAAAAGAACGTCAAGTAAGTTTGTCCTGCTTAAAGCAGAGATTCAGAAAAGACTGAATGTGTATGACACACTGATGACAGGTTCTAATCCGTCTATTGCGGTTAAGACACTACAGAATGAGTTTTCTAATCTCATGAAGAAAGCAGAAAGCATTGACAAGTATGGTGTTCCTGAACACGAGGGAGAATAAGAATGTTTGGAAGAACTAAAAGAGAGAAAAAACAGAGAGAAGTTAAAACCAAGTATGCTAAAAGCATAGAAATGTTGAACAAATGGCATGAGGACGGAATCATCAATTATGATGAATACGTTGAGTATATGGAAAGATGTGCTTATAGATACGATATAACCAAAATATAAAGTAAGTAAAACAAGCAATGAATAATGATTAATAAAT